GCACCTACGGCCTGATGGCCGATGGCTATTCGCCGACCCCGGTGTTCACCGGCCAGGCCCGCGCCCAGGCCTTTGGTGCGCCGCGCATCGAGAAGGCGATCACGATCGATACCAGCACCGATACCTTCACGGCGACGAGCCACGGCCTTGCAGCTGGAGATCAGGTCACCTTCAAGGTCAGCAGCGGCACGCTTCCAACGCCGCTGAATACAACCAGCACCTTCTTCGTCATTGCATCAGGCCTTGGTGCCAACACCTTCAAGGTTTCAACCACCCAGGGCGGATCGTCCGTTGACATCAGCGGGGCGACGACCGGCACCTATCAGGTCGTCCGTCAAGGCGTCACCTCAGTTGATGTCATCAACTTCAATGCCAATCGCCTGAGCCGCCAGATCAAGTACCCGAGTACGGGAAGTGATGGCTCCCCTGGCAATCCTGTAACGATCTCCGCCGTCTCTGGCAATAGCTTCACGATCACGCTTGATACGGTTGCTGGTATTCAGCACACCTATGTCGGTGGTGGCACGCTTACCGCTGGTACGTCCAACTACCCGGTTACCGCTTGTACCTACAACAACACCACAGGCGTAACCACCGTCACGGCAACGGGCTTCACGCCTACGGTCGGTCAACAGATCGTTCTTGAGGGGCTCTCCTTCATCTGCAACTCAGCAAGCCGCCCGAATGCTGGCCAGCTGATGTTCCCGCAGCTGGTCTTCCCACGCAACGCAGCCACAGGTGAAGCGCAGACCAAGACCTTCACTTACACCCGCACCGGAACCAACACCCTCACCTACGTCGAAGCGGCCTCACCCTCAGGCCCCGAGCACGAATACGTCGGTGGCGGCACAGCTGTTGTCTCCGGCAACAACCTTGGTGTCGTCAATGCTGTCTACAACAAAACCAGCGGCGTTGTCACACTCACCACAACGTCTCCGGTTCCCGCTGCAAGTGGTTCGGTCACCGTCACTGGCCTGGCCTTCATCTGTCCGACCAGTGCCTATGTGGTGACCAGCTCGGTGCCGATCAATTCAAGCGGCGTCGAAGTTCCCAACAACGATCCAACCAAAGCTGGCTATCGCGTCTTCTTCTACAACCAGCTCAATGGCGGTCTGCTGAACACCTTGGCCACCGGGCAGGTTCTTGACTTCCGCAATCGCAGTCAGATTTCTGCTCCTGGACACACCTTCGAGTACGTCGGCTCTGGTACAAACTACGACGCGCTTCCTTTCAACGGTGGTGTCCCGGTCCCTGGTAACAAGATTGTCGAAACCAACAACGGACGGGTTTACTCCTCCAATACCGACGAACTCGGTAACTTTGCCGTTGGTGATCAGTTTTCCGTTGATGGCACCACCGGTTCCGTCACGATCAATACCGATCAGTTCAACCTCAGCGGTCTGAACTTCATCGGACCCTTCTCGCGGAACGGCGGTTTCTCGACGGTTGGTGTCCAGCTGCAAGAAGTCAGCAACAACACTTCGCTGATTGCCAGTACCGGCGCTCCAGACGCGAACACAGTTCCGACGCAGTTCGCTGTCAAGGAGTTCACCGGTTCCCGCTATGTGACCGGCGTGACCTCCACCACTGGTCAGCCGATCTCGGTCACCGGTAGCGCCCAGGCCGATGGCAACGGCACCTGGACCTACGCCAGGAACATCGAGTTGAGCCTGAACGCCCCCAACGGCCTTGCCCAGCTGGATGGCAACACCTTGATCCCGAGGGCGTTGCTGCCGGCGGCCACGACTGCTGCCCAGGGCGCCCTGGCCCCTGCAGACAAGACGAAGCTCGACACGCTCGGCACGGCGGCCTTCACCAACAGCACGGCCTATGCCACGGCTGCTCAAGGTGCCAAGGCGGACACGGCAGTGCAGCCGGCCACCCTGGCGACGGAGCTTGCGGGCAAGGCTGATCTGGTCGCCGGCAAGGTTCCGACCTCGCAGATCCCGGCAATTGCGGTCACCGACTACCTGGGTGCAGTGGCGAACCAGGCCGCGATGCTGGCCCTCGTTGGGCAACGCGGGGACTGGTGCATCCGAACCGATCGCTCCAGGGCCTGGGTGCTCTCCGGGGACGATGCCTCGATCCTCGGCAACTGGGTGGAGCTGGTCACCCCGGCTGATGCGGTCAGCTCGGTCAACGGCCAGACCGGCGTCGTGGTGCTGGGTCCATCCGATGTTGGCGCTGCAACCGCTGCCCAGGGCGCCAAGGCCGATACCGCTGTGCAGCCGGGCTCCCTGGCGACGGTGGCCACATCGGGGGCCTACAACGACCTGACTGGGCGCCCAACGCTCGGCACCGCTGCTGCGCAGAACGTCGGCACTGGTGCCGGGAACGTCGTCCAGCTGGACGGCACCGGGAAGCTGCCGGCGGTTGATGGCTCACAGCTGACGGGCCTGCCAGTCACATCGGTCAGCGGCACGGCTCCAATCGTGTCGAGCGGTGGTGCAACCCCGGCGATCTCGATCACGGCGGCAACGACCAGCGCCGCCGGCTCGATGAGCAGCGCGGACAAGACGAAGCTGGATGGCATTCAGTCCGGCGCCGAAGTCAATGTCAACGCTGACTGGAATGCAACCAGCGGTGATGCTCAGATTCTTAACAAGCCCACACTGGGGACTGCTGCAGGACTCAACGTCGGCACTGGTGCTGGCAATGTGGTCCAGCTGGATGGCACTGGCAAGTTGCCGGCGGTTGATGGTTCTGCACTGACCGGCCTGCCACCTGGCATCACAGACCTGGGCTACACCGCAAGCACCAGGCTGCTGACCAGCTCAACGGGTACAGATGTCACCCTGCCGCTGGCAACAACTACTGATGCTGGCTTGATGGCATCGGCTGACAAGAGCAAACTGGACGGCATTGCTGCTGGTGCTCAAGTCAATGTTGCAACGGATCTGAGCTACACGGCCTCAACTCGACTACTGGAATCAAGCACTGGCACGGATGTCACTCTGCCGCTGTTTGCAACGAACAGCACAAATGCTGGCTTGGTGCCTGGCAGCAGCACGGGTGGTACGACGAACTTCCTGCGAGCTGATGGCACCTGGGCAGTGCCTGCTGGTGGAGGTGGTGGCGGCACACCCGGTGGTTCTGACACTCAGATTCAGTTCAACGACGGTGGTGCCTTTGGCGGGGACGCCGATCTCACTTACAACAAGACCACCAATGTTCTGACGAACAGAGGCGACATCAGCCTGGACGATGGTGGATCGTTTACGACGACTCTTCAGACGATCACGCCTACGGCGAATCGCACGATCAGTCTGCCGGACGCCACTGGAACGGTGGGCCTGGTGGCTGGTAGCAGCGGCAATCTGGTGTGGAACAACGCTGGTGCCTATGCCGGTGCGGTCAACAGCACGGTTGATAGCAGTGGGAATATCACGATTGGTGGGAGGCTGATCAACAGCGTCAACGCTGCACTGAGCGCAACAGGCATCGCTGGGGTTCCTGTTGCTGTCACTGGCACTTGGATCACGACTGGTGGCACGGCGACGACCACCAAGCCAACGGTTCTAATTGAGCCTACTGGAACCACAAGCACAGGCTGGAGCACAGCCGGGACGGGTATAGGTGTCAATGCCCCTTCAGGCTTCGCCGGTAATCTAGCCGATCTACAGGTCAATGGCACCCGTCGGTTTCGCATTGGCAGTGATGGCGCGACAGTTATCTCCGGCGCTGGTGGCCTTGGCTATGCTACCGGTTCTGGTGGTGCCGTCACTCAGACCACGGGTCGCACTACAGGTGTCACGCTGAACAAAACAAATGGTGCAATCACGCTGGTCTCAGCGGCTGGCTCCACAACATGGACGACGTTCACCGTGACAAACTCCACAGTGGTCGCTACGGACGTGATAAAGATATGCCAGAAGAGCGGTACGGATTTGTACCAGATATTCGTGACGAACGTCGCGGCTGGCAGCTTTAAGATCACCTTTGCCACAACCGGTGGCACTACCACCGAGCAGCCAGTCTTCAACTTTGCCGTCATCAAGTCGGTTACCGCCTAATTCCTGGAGAAACTCATGCCCACTACCTACACCATCACCATTCCCGACGATCTGAACGCCGGAATCATTGCAATCGGCTATGCCGAAAGCACGCTCGAAACACCTGTCACTTCCGAGGACGTGGTGCAACGCTATGCCCTGGCAGCTGCCGTAAAGGCTTGTCAGGACATGAAAGTCGGCCCCTATTACGAAGGTCCGATCCCACCGCAGTTCAATGCGGATGGCACGCCTTATGTGGCTCCAACTGAAGAACCTGCACCCGAGGGCGGCGTATGAGCCTGGTTATCAGCAAGGTTTTCACTTATGACACTGACGCTGGAGACTACATCCAACGAGTCGAAAGTGCGTCTGGTGATAACCAAGTCCTAGAGCCAGCCGTTCGCCAAGCGATTAACAACTTCGTTCTCGGCTGCAAGGCGGACGGCATCTGGACTGCTATCAAAGCATCCTGCATCTTGGCCGGTGCTCGGACGCTGGCTGGAGCGCTGCAGCCGCTGGTGGGTGTGGCACCGACGAACTTTAATTTTGTGGCTGGGGATTACAACCGGAAGACGGGGTTGGTGGGGGATGGTAGTACGAAATATCTGAATAGTAACCGGAATAACAACGCTGATCCGCAAAACAATAGGCACGCAGCTTGCTACGCAAATCCTCCTGACAACTCTGGCAGATACCTCATAGGGGCTCGCACGGCAGGAACGGAAGTGGGTTCTACGCAGATTTTCCAAACCACAGCATCGGCGTGCCTCAATGCAACAAACGCCACAGACAATGCCGGTGCATCAATGCCGACAGGTGTCTTTAGCCTTAAAGGCGTGTCTCGCAATAACGGCAGTTCTTACACCTCTCGTGTGAACAACGCCAGTTTCACCATAAACAGGGCATCTATAACGGCAGCTAATCAATTGATATTCATTTACAATCGTCAGGATGTACCAGTAAGCACTTACTCCAACGCCCGCCTAGCCTTCTACTCCATCGGCGAATCCCTAGACCTCGCCCTGCTTGACGCCCGTGTCACCACGCTGATCAACGCCTTCGGAGCCGCCATACCATGAGCCCGCTGACTGAACCAACAAGACTGGCACTGCGCCGTACCTGGCAGCCAATGGACCCGGACGCAGCGGCTTATATCACTGCCGTCGAAGCCGCTGATACCGCCGCTGGTTCACCCGGCGGCCTGGAGGAAAGAACAAAGATTGCGATTGATAATTTTGTGCTTGGCTGCAAGGCTGATGGCATCTGGACTGCGATCAAGGCGTCGTGCATCTTGGCTGGCGCGAGAACGCTGAATGGCGCGTTGGTGCCGCTGGTAGGTACGGCGCCGACGAACGTGGGACCGTTCGTAAGCGGGGATTACAACAGGAAGACGGGGTTGGTGGGGGACGGGAGCACAAAATACTTAGACAGCAATCGCGCCAGCAATGCTGAAGCTCAAGATAGTATTCACTTGCTTGTGTATGCGCACACAATCCCTACTACCGGTGCGGCCTTGATTGGAGTAGGAAACAATGGCTCCAATAGCTGCCACTTAGCTTCCACGCTAGTGCGGAACAGAAACAATATAAGCACGGCAATCACTGCTACGCCTGGATGTATAGGAACATCCAGATCGTCGTCTACTGGGTTTAACATACGCAATAACAATTCAAACACAGTTGTAACACAAGCATCATCTGCTGCAGATTCGCAGAACCACTTTGTTTTCAGCCGTAATTCGCTTGGGCCAAATCAAACATCCAATGCCCGCATCGCCTTCTACTCCATCGGCGAATCCCTAGACCTCGCCCTACTCGACGCCCGCGTCACCGACCTAATCAACGCCATCGGAGCCGCTTTCTGATGACTACCACCATGCCACTAACCGACTTCATTGCCGAGCTGCCTACGACTCAGCACAAGTCACTCCCATGGAGACGCACTCGCATCAATCCATGTTCTTGCATTATGCAGTGCGCAAAGTGCAAAGAGTATCTTCCGATTGACAAGTTCTATGTTCTGTCCAAGGGAAAAGCAAGGCGTGACATCCTGAACAATCGACGTAACTCCAGATGTGCCAGTTGCTGTCTTGAGGATTTTATAGAACTGGATCACTCGGTTAAGCTTTTCTATGCAGCCAGGATTCACGCTGTCCAGAAAGGTATTGAGTGTACGATCAGGCCAGAAGACATCGTTATACCAACTCACTGCCCCGTGTTAGGCATTCCCTTGATCCCCAAAGTCGGTCAAGGCCGCAAGAACCGACATGAAATCGGCGATTCTCCGACAGTTGACAGGGTTGACAATAGCAAGGGCTATATTCCCGGAAATATCTGCGTTATCTCCGGTAGAGCTAATCATTTGAAAAGCAACGCTACTATTGAAGAGGTTGAGGCGATTCTGCGCTACATGAAAATGCATCGCGCCTCCACTGAAACCGATGCCACTACCACTGCTGCGGAGGTGATGCGATGACGTGGAAGATCGGCACTGGCACTCTTTTCCCTGCCAATCCTACGGAGGGACAGAAGTTTATCGATCAAGCCGTCAATAGCATTTGGACATACACCTCAGGTGTGTGGCTTGCAGATCAGCCCTTTACCTGGAACCACACAAACGATACCTATGTCCGTCCTACGGAAAAAGCAGACCTTCGGGTTCAATCGCGTTTGCGGCGCTGCGTCCTCAGCAATACGGGGGTCGTTCAGTATTACCTTGACGCCGATGACAGCACGAAGAAAGCCGGAGACTGGCTCCGAATTGTAGAAACCCAGTCCCTTGGTACTGCCTACACCGGCAGCACGACTAATGAGACACCCGATACGCTTCTGCGGATTGATGTAGCCAACTGGGCAGCAGGCACATATACACTCGGCCAGCGTGTCATCCACAATGGTTCGCTTTGGGAATGCCTAGCGACTAGTACCACTGCTGAGCCCACCGCCGGGACCGTCGCCAGCAATCTCACCGGAACTGACGGTCAGATCATGGTGGAAGTGCCTGCATTTAGCGTTCGCTACACATTCTCAAATGGAATCCACATACGCGAGATCAGGCTTGGTTGCAGTAACACCCTGATTTCTCAAGGTTTCCAGCCACACCCAGCGTTCATCAAAGCGGATGGCACCTACAAAGCTGCCTTCTACATCGGTGCCTACCAGGCCCATAACGCTGCTGGCAGCATTCTGGGCAGCGTGAGTGGTGCCAACAATGTGGTGAACATCACCAGGGCCACCGCTCGCTCTCGGGCCGTTGCGCGTGGCACGGGCTGGCACGTTCACAGCTATCTGGAATACGCCGCCATCCAAACCCTGCTGGTGTGCGAGTACCGCGACCACAACAGCCAGAAGGTGGTGGGCAATGGGGCCCAGGAGGGTGCGGTCTATGTGGTGGCCAATGGCCTCAGTAACGCCCGCGGCAACCGCAATGGCAATGCCTACACAGTGGGTGGCGCCAACACGGACTATGTGAGCTACCGGGGCATCGAAAACTTCTGGGGCCGCGCCTGGCAGTGGGTGGATGGCTTCAATGTCTTTGAGCGGGTGGTTTACCTCACTAACAATCAGAGCGCCTTTGCTGATGACACCAGCGTGGGCTATCAAATGTACGCTCAAGTGCCTAGCGGCAGCGGTTCTTACCAGAAGGAGATTCATCCATTCCCGGATGTCTTTCTGCCTTCTGTAGTAAGCGGCGCTTCTAGTACGTCGTATCTGGGTGATGCAATGTGGACGAACACCGGCTGGCGTGTGCCCTATGTTGGGGGCTTTTCGGTCTTTGGTGCACTGGTTGGGGCGTTCGCGCTGGATCTGGACATTGATTCCGGCGATGCCTACGACGGCCTCGGTGCGCGGGCTGCCTACGCGGAGAACTAAATATGTAGTTCCTGCATTATACTAAACATGGCCTGACTCCGTTTTCCGGCTGGCGTGTGGTCAATGTGGGAGGCAACTCGAACAATGGCGCACAAGTTGGAGCGTTCACGCTGAATCTGATCTTATCTGGCCAGCCAGCCCCACTAGTCGCAATGACTACTCCCGAAGCCTCAATACAGCCACTCCACACTCGGATACACCCCACCTCCAGGCACAAAATGCCCGCCATTGCGGCGGTCCAAATGCACAAAGCCGCGCCCCCTCCCATCCCCGAGGCATTGTCAGCAAGCGACTTGAGCATGGATCGCGGTAAGATAGCCATCAAAACTGCCGACACTTGCCTTCCGTAAAGACTTTTGCCTGTCCAAAACTGCAGTGCAGGGCTCGCGCATTTGTATTAAGCACTCGTCTCTGTAGCAATGGCGTGAAGCGACGACGGCTTGAATGCAGCGACTGTGGTCACAGGTGGACCCTTCATGACGGTGAGCCGCCAGGCCATCGTGGTGGGCTCCGTCCAGGCCAGGCTGTCTCCCGGCGACGGGTCACCGAAGCTGAAGTGCGGAGGATCCTGAAGGCCCAGGGCAGCGCCAATGAGATCGCCAGGGAGCTGGGCTGGAGCCACCCAACCGTGCTTGGCGTGCTGACGGGAAGGCTCCATGCGAACCTGGCGCCAGAGCTTCCGAGGCGCATCAGTCGATCGTGCCTGCAGTGCCGACATTGGCTGGGACGCAGCTGTGGGCTCGGGTTTCCAGATCCAGAAGACGAAGGTCCAAGCTTTGCAGTGGATTGTGCAAGCTGGTGCGAGAGGTGATCTGAGGAAAGCCGGTCAATAGCGATGCAGATTACTCTGAGTCTTGCCGGCTAAAATGCAGCCACACCCAACTTGTCAAGACCTGCATCAAACAGGCTTGCACCTGTCCAGCATTTTCCTGCCGTGAGGATGAGATGAGGAGGCCAAGCAGGCGGAGCGCATCGGCAAAGAGGCAGAAGCTACCAAGCGCCAATGACCTGTCACGCAGGGGGAGGGGCAAGGGCGGGTGGAGAAACCTTGATAGAATCACTGATAGCATAAAAGAGCGAATCAACAGAAGCACAAGAATTGCTGCGCTAACGATCATGAATGACTTGGCCGAGAAAGGGCCTGCAACAAGCGGCGCGTTTCGCGATAGCTGGAAAGCCGAAGCGGTAACCGGAGGCAGGAATAATCCAACTAGCTCTGGCTATCCTTACAAAATTCAAGACGTGCCGCTGGTTGACATTAAGAGTAAAACACTTGATACTGTCAGCCTGTTTCGCATCTTCAATATGACACCGTATGCAGATATTGCCATGGATCTAAAGCCGGGCAGATTCAAGAGAGTTGAGGGTCCGATCGAAGGTGGTATTGAGTTCGGCATTTCTTACGGCTTGCGTGATCAGTCGCCTAATTTCCGTGGCGCCGTGACGGAAGGGCCGAAAGAGAAGAATTATTCAACGGCCGAGCTTGACTGGTACACGAATTATGTGAGTGGTGGCGAAATGAGTGCGAACGCGGGTAGGGTCATCAGCAGAGAGTTTGCTAAAGTTGTGAGACTGCCAGCAGGTAAGCGATGAACTATCAAGCAATTTGCGCAGCGCTTGAAGTCCCGCTGAACACTGCGTTTGCGGCACTTTCTCCTCCTGTTAAAATCTTCTTCGACAACCTTGTTGTCATGCCGCCGGACGCTCCCGGTGAATACGTGATGGTCAACATTACGTTTGGTTTGACAAGCGAAACAGCACTGGAGGAGAGTCTTGATCGCGCCCGTGGGGCCATCATTATTCGCGTCTTTGTTCGCAAGGGCAACGGTGCCAGGAGGGCCAGGCAGCTAT